CGGTTTCACGAAGGACATCGCCCTTCAAGAAAATCGGGTGGAAATTGTTGAAGTTGAGGAAGTAAATGGGATTCGTCTCAGACGAGTTATCGTCCAAGTACGGTGCCCATACGACAGGGGTACGCTTGAAGACAGTCTCGTCCTGATACTTCGCAGCATCATTACCAAGGTTGTCGTTCTGCTTACGAACCAAAGATTCGTAATCATCAAGCGTGGATTCATCCATGTAGATTCTCATCGCATTACCACTACCCTGACGGTAGTCGTTGATATCGATGGGACTCTTGAAATTAATCTTACGGTAAGTACGCCGCATCTTGGCCAGGGCGTCCTGGTCAGTGATAGCAGAGTAGTTAAACGTGTAGTTCTTCCAGCGAGTATAAGTGTCGCTGTCCAAACCACCCGCACCGCCGGTGAATCCGCTCGGGTTTCCACCATTGAACGCACCTGCTGCTGTAGTAGTGTCAGACACTACCCAGTAGGGAACGCCAAACACATCCAGTTCGTTAGAACTCGATGCGGGCTTCGACCAGAACTGAGCTTCCATGTGATCGGCTTGAGACACAAGTGCCCCAGCTCGCCGTAGTTTCAAAGTAGACAACACTGTGTTTTGACCTACCTGAATCAACGCTTCGCGTCGTTCCCAGGCCCACTCCGTAGTCGTGTGCTTCCACGGCACTTTGATTTGTTGGAGCAAATCGGGAATCGAAACGTCATCAGTCTGGAACATGCCAACCTGACGAGCATTATCACTGTTTTTAACAGCGATATTACGCTGAATCTGGTCACCACCCTGAATCTCAATCTTGTCTTTCGTCATGATTCGAGACGCAGCTTCGTGGTGCTGGAGGTCAGTCATCAGCGACGTAAACTTGTTTTTCCCGAGATGATGTTGCGTACCCTTAATCAGGTCTGCAATATCAGCATCGGACAAGATATTAACTGCCATAACTTACTCCGTTATTCGCCAAAGAGTTCATCAATAGACATTCGAGGAGCGACGTTCCAACCCTTGTCCTGTGCCATTTGGTCAAACATTTCGTAGAACTCCTGGTCTTGTCCACCGGGAGATACGGTTTGTGCTGACCGTCTGGAAGGACGGGCCACGAACTGACCGCTCGCATTGCGAAGACGATCCGCAGTGCCAGCCTGTTGTTTTCTCATGGCTAATTCAGTTTGATACTCTGGAAATGCCACGCCAACGGCGCGACGAAACAAATCATCACTCGACATATCAGGGCTCAATTGACTGAGTTGACCGTACACATCCCATAGCTTTTCCGCATTTTGGCCATACTGCGAATTAGCGGCGGTTCGGTCGTCAACTGACTTACCCAATAGCGGGTGGAAATCTTCTCCCAGGTTGGCAATTTGGTCTTCAAACTGAGAGATAGAATTTTGTTGCTCTGATTGAAAGCCTTGATAGGCCATGTAATCAATCAGTTCTTGCTGTTTTTTTATTTGAGCCTGCAACGCTTCAAAGTTTCCTTTGATGCTGTCGTCCATATACTCATCGAACTGCATCTCAGGAATGTCTTCCGGCGGTGCCTCTTGCGGCATTTCCTGTTGTGGTTGCTGTTGAGGCTGCTGCTGCGGCATTTGCTGCTGATTCAACTGTTGCTCGTACCCCTGAAAACGGTTAAGCATTTCGTTGTCAAACTTGTTCAGCCAATACTCTAGATGTTCTGGTGAGTCAAACGCTGCAAGCTCTTGGTCTGAAAAGTTAAACTCTTTGGCTCGATTTATTAAATGGTCCGGTAGTTTACCGTTACTTTGCGGATCAACCTGCGGTTCTTGAGGTAAATCCCGTGGTTCCTCTGGTGTTTCGGGCTTAATGTCTACAACCGGCTCTAGCTTTTCTTGCGCTTGTTCCTCCGCGACAAGTTTTTCATCCGGTGTAAGCTCTGCGTCGAGAATCGCGTTCTCTACGTTTTCTGGTAGCTCTGGCATCTTTTTCTCCTAGTAACGTCTTTCTAAAGGAAGCGGCTTTGGCTCATTGCCTCGTTTTATGAAATGTCCAGGGTGCTGTTGACGACCCTGCTGTAAAATGTTTTGGGCCGGGCCAGACAAATTCTCGTTTGTTTCAATTCCCATTCCCTGAAGAAAATCGTAAATGCCAAACGGCTCTCCTTCGCGGTCAGCAAAATGCTTTTCTTTTTTGTATCGCTGAAACGCTTGGCTGCGTTCTTCATCAGAAGCATTGGGCATGTTCTGGCTAAGAATTTCCCACTCTTCAGCTTCCATTCCTGTATATTCGTCTTCGCGTCCGTATGGCATTGTTAATACTCCAGATTGTGTGGTTGTCGTCTGGGTGGCCGCACCCAAGCCGGAACGGTGCCAGACTCGTAGAGTTCTATTTCTTCGCTGATTGGATCGTCAGGAACCCATATCCATTTTCCACCAGGACGCTTTTTAGGCTTATCTTTTCCGCGAGCGGAAGGCGGCAACGGCAAAGTTTTGGCGGGCTCATATGGCAGTGAATCTGGCCCGAAGCCTCTTGGTATTGGCACAGGGCGTTCTTCAGGCGGCTTTTCTTTTGATTTAAGCCACTTTGAAAGCAGGTAAAACGACATTATTTAGCCCTTTGTCTGTAGCAAGCGTCTTTGTCGTGCATACCTGACGACGCTAGTAGTTTATTGCGGTGTCCATTGCTTCGGACCTTAACTGCACCATCGGCACGGATTTCTGTGCTGCCAAGACCGTGTTTCTCTAAGTGTGAACGAAGTTCCGGTATTTGGTTTGGGTTTACCCCAAGGTTGTGCGACCAATACTCTGCCGGAGCAGACCCAACTACCTGTGTTTGTGGGTGGTCATGCCACCTTAATACACCATCAGGGTCTTTATACAAATAGTGTTTTCTAACTTCGCTCACTGATATCCCATCCTAAAGTTTTAAGTTTCTCGCTTAAAAACATCCTTGGCAGCTTTTCCATCTTCTCAGGAAACTCCAGAAAAAGCTCTACCAATCCTTCGTCATACGGTTCTGAGTTTATTGTTACTTCTTCTTCGGAAAGCAGTGCGTATAAAATCTTTTCGCTGTATTTTTCCGTTATTTCATGTAATCGTTCAAGGTTGAGGCGAGCCACTGTTCATCTGGGGTTGTTGGTTGCCTTGGGCTGCTAGCATCTGTTGCATCATCTGATTTTGACCGCGATCCGTTGCTCCCGGCCTGCTAACTCGTTCATACGTCCTTGTGGTATTAACGGGCATGTTTGACCCAGGCTTTTGTCCAACCGGACTATCTCCCATCATGGGCTGTCCGTTCTGGTTAATGATTATGTCCATCAACTCAGGAATGTTATTGTATTCTGACAGAAGTGATATGATTTTATCCATATCAAACATCTTGCCGCTTTCCTGTAACATCTGCATCATATTGGGGTTATTGACCAACTCCAATACAAATTGGGCTCTTTGTTCAGGAGTAGAGTGCTGCATTGAGTACGGTCGAACGTCAAAATTCAACTCATGCCAGATTTCTCCACGTGACTCAGCGGCGATATTAAACGGCATCTGAATAGAATCTGATACATGCACTACGTCTTCAAAGTCTTGTACTGGGTCGTTCCACCAGTAATACAAAAGGCTCTTGCATACGCTAGAAACCGCTTCAAAGGTTTCGTTACGCATGTCATCCACTCGGGTATTGGCTTGACCCAACGCCATTCGGTCTTGACCCACGGTTTCTGATTGTGGCCCTAAACCACCCAAGGCTGAGAGGTTTCCACCAATCTTGTCCATAATGTTGTCTAAGGACATTCCGTAGGACAATAACTGCTGGTCGATTCCTGGGTTCTCAAACACCTTGACCGAGTTGGGGTCGTTCATTTGAACCATATCCCCGTCACCAGCTTCTCTTTGACGGCGAGCGTCTTCGTCGTGACCAGACTGGAAACCAAACACAGTCTTCTGTCTAAGAGCTTTACGTGCGTTCTTGTTAAGAATTTGATTTGCTAGTTCGTGTACGTCACGCCAGTGTGCAACCGGAGGCACTGGCATACTCTGTCCAATGGGCCAATCAAATCCAAGGAAGTGATACGGACCTGCAAAGCACGGACCAGCCTTCGGTCCTTCCCATTTAGTGATATTCAACGGTTCGTTTGAATGAGCCTTGTCGTCAGAAGAATCTCCGTCTGCGGCAAACGTTACGACTTCGTTTGTGTCAGGAAGGTAGATTTCCCAGATTTCTACTTCTTGCCGAATGCTTTCGGAGTTCTGGTTGTAGCTTCCCGAAATAGTCCCAATCTTAGGGTCACCACCCTCAGTAGTTCTTGATTCAACAAGTTCAACTAAAGACTTTCTTGCATCTTCGTTCCAGTCGGGAAATGCTTGTGCTTGATCGAGAGCCATTCGATACTTGTGGCCCATGAATGAACAATGCTCCCACGGCTTTCCTTTGGATTGAAGGTCTTGCACCCAGTCATCCAA